CACACGGTGTCCATAAGAAAAAAGCCGCCAATCCGGATCAAGCGGGCGGGTGCTATGCGACAGGCGGCAATGTCTTAATCCATTGGAACCATACGGCCGATCAAGTCCAAAATGAAACCGACGCCCAAAGGGTCACGCGATTTGCTAAAAGCTTGGCCCCTAGAACGATATTGCGCCACCATATAGCGGGCGACATTGGGGCGGATTAAAACTTTCTAAAAGTTTACTTGCGCTGTATGCGAATATATGAGACAGTAAGGGCGGGGCAATCCTGCCCTTTTACTTTTTGGAGAATGTAAATTGACACATCACATAGAAAACAACGAAAACGCCCTTTCTAAGCTTTTAGAAAAGGTAAAAGATCAAGCCGCTAGATCGGCCGACTTTTTAGCGCCGACTAATGATTTGCAGAAAACCACCACGTTGGACGGTAAGCCGCAAATAGTTATTGAAGCCAACCGCGGAGAACCTACAAAGTTTTTTAATATAAACGATACCGCCTTCGGACAAATTGCAACCCATGCCGGAATTGACACTAGAACCGCGCGACGGTTGCAAGCTTCCTATCCTTCTGAATTTGACACTTTAACAAACGCTATTTGGCAAAAAGAACCGACGCGCCGGATGATCCGCACCCATCTCGACACAGAAAACTTTGGAACGGCACGGGCCTTTGTTTCTGATAAGTTTAAAACTTTTGACAATGTGAATTTGCTGCAAACCACCCTTCCACAGTTAATGGAAAGCGACGCTCAATTCCAAGTTGTCAGCGCCGATTTGTCAGAAAAGCGGATGTATTTGCGTTTAAAAAGTTTAGAGCAATTAGGGACAGGCGCAAATGTTGGCGATCACATGGCCAATGGAATTGGCTTTGGTAATTCTGAAGTCGGCGCGGGATCGGTTCTAGTTTATCAGATTTTCTGGACACTGGCCTGCTTAAACGGGATGCAAACCGAAAACAAAAGCCGATCAAGTCACATAACGTCGGCCCGTGATGGTGACGACTGGGGCCTTTTGTCTGATGACGCTAAAAATGCAGATAATCACGCGCTTGAATTGAAATTGCGCGATTTGGTAGGCGTGTATTCTAGCCGTGAAGCGTTTGACGAAGTGCTAGACAAAATGAAGGCGGCAGCGGCCGATGTTATCGACGGTGAATTTACCGACGTAACCGACGTAGTTAATAATCTCGGCAAGGTCATGCAATTAACCAAAAAAGAAAACAGCGACGTTTTAAACGGTTTGATGGCAACGATTGGGCAAAGCGGATTTGAGCAGGCGCGGCCGCTTTCCCGTGCAACCCTAGTTAATGCCGTGACGGCCGTTGCAAATCGATCCGACGTTGACGACGTTGATACGTGGCAGAAACGCGGTGGCCAGTTGCTTTCTATGCCCGCCCGCGATTGGGCGCGCGTCGCCGCCTAAACCGACGCTATATAACAGAAGACTAGGCCCGCCATTGAGCGGGCCTTTTTTTATTGGTTTGACCCAACGCCCTATATATGCGACAAAGTCTACATGGCGGGTTTCCCGTCAAAACCTACATTTTGGAGAATGTAACAATGATTGATATCAAATCAAATTTAGAACGCTTGGAAGATAGCGCTTCAAGCTTTTATAAGCGCGGCCAAAACGATGGCGCGTCTAGCGCTCTTTCTTCCGGTGATGCTTTGCAAATTGCCAGTGACTTGCGCGGCGCAATTGGTGATATCCAAAACTTGCGCGACTATGTGTGGCAGCTTGAAAAAACCGCTACCGCCGCGGCCAATGAAAGCCAAGGTATTGCGTCCGCTTTACTGGCCGCCATTCTTCCCGACTTAGACCGACGCATTGATGAACATGTGAAAACCGCGTTGAAACATACTATCCAAACCGACGCGCTGGAAGCCCGCATTGAGACGCTCGAAGGGTTTAAAGACGATCTAGAGCCCGACGATATCTCTGGGCTCGAGAGTTATATTGACGATCGGATCGACAGCAATAGCGATAGCGATCGCGACGATGAAACCCGAGATACCGTGCGCGACATGATCCGCGACGGTGACATTGTTGTTACGGTTGACTTGGCATGAAAACTTTACAAAAAACCGATGTCGATGGTGTTGTGCATTTGCTACCCGCTGTTTCTGTTACCGTTACCGAACAAGAATTAGAATGGTTGATTGAGGCAATTGATCATCTAATTCTTCCGGATCGATCCAAGCGCCTCAAGCGCGCTTTACGACGTGCTGAGACTGATTTGCTAAAGTCTGTTTCAGACTATGAAGAGGGCGCGGATAGCGAGCCAGTGGAGACTAAAACCGAATATTGCGCTCGCATGGGCTTTGATATGTAGTTCCAGTACCAACACCCCCCTAGAACGACTGGCCCGCCTTCTGGTGGGCCTTTTTTATTGCTTTGACTAAACCCCCCATATATGAGACAAAACCTATGTGGCGGGCTTCCCGTCGCAAACATACATTTTGGAGAATGTTACAATGGCTTTAAATTGGGACCTAGGCGACATTGAAAATTTTAAATCAGTTTGCCGAAATGACGATGAAAGTTTACGCGAAGAAACAGAGCTTTTAATCTTTTATACGATGAACCTAGGTATGGGTTTAATCACGGAGAGCAATGTCGATAAATTTATACTCCGCTTCCGGATGTATGAAGTGTTGTACGGCATGGCTAAATGGCGGAACGTAAACGGCCAGCGGATTAATGCAATTTCTGACACATTGATTAGAAAGCACATAGGCCTTCACACCAACGCTTCAAGCATATCTGACGCCCAATTCAATAAGAACATGCTCAAACAGCTTGTGCGCGAAGCGGAAGCCACGTCAGAAAACATTCAGCGTAGGGAGGCGGCATAAACCGCCAGTTTAACATTTAGAACGATCGGCCCGCCATTGAGCGGGCCTTTTTTATGTCTGATTTTGGCCCCTAATTTAGCCCGCTTTTATCCTATTTTCACAAAACCCAAATCGACGGAGAGCCGCTTTCTAGGCCCGCTGGCGTGTTTCCTGAGGCTTGTAACCCAGTAATAGGGAGAATTTTAACCCTACTCAAATCGGCGCTCGTTGGCTGTGTGTTTGTTTCAAAAAGGCCAAAAAGGCCAAAAATCGTCAATACTGGCAAAATTTCACTCTCAGGAAACATCGGGGGATTTTATGCCAGCCCGCGTCAAATAGTTAAACAAGGCGGCCCAAGGCCCGCGATCCCCTCCCAAACGTATGAAGCCCGCGATCCGTGGCCAGTGGGTTGAAGTTTCCAAACGTTTGACCCAGCCCATCGGATCGACATCCATGTTCAGCAGCGCTACATCCAGCGCCGCAATCTAAGGCCCGCGGGCCGCGATCCGACGCCCGCCAAATTCGGCAGGGTCCCCCGGATATCGGGTCAGAAACCTATGTTTTTAAACGATATTCCGCGATCCGCGGCGCGCGGCCCCCACGTCGCCGGGGCGGGGGCTAGGGCCATGTTTCTCTCAAATATTTACATAAAATTTGATTTGGCCTATAACTATCTTATAAAGCAGTATATTATCCCATAAAAAGATAGGGTCCCCCGATGAGTTCCAACCTAAATCCTGCGCAGCAAGAAAAGGCTTTGAAGCTAGAACTAAGGCTTGCTCAAATCGCTAAGAACGAAAGTTGTCAGGAAAAATTTTTAGATTTTGTACGCTCTCAATGGCCGGAGTTTATTGCTGGCAGGCATCACAAAATCATTGCGGACAAGCTTGAGCGGGTCGCGAGCGGCGAACTAAAGCGTTTGATTATTAACATGGCTCCGCGGCACACGAAGAGTGAGTTTGCGTCGTTTTTGTTTCCTGCGTGGATGATGGGTAGGAACCCTAGCATGAAGATCATACAGGCGACACACACGACTGAGTTGGCGGTTAACTTTGGTCGAAAGACTAAGAACCTTTTGGACATGGACAGTTACAAGAATGTTTTTCCTGACGTTAAGTTAGCTGCTGACAGCAAGGCGAGTGGTCGTTGGGACACGAGTGCTGGTGGGATGTATTATGCTGTTGGTGTTGGTTCGAATTTGGCGGGTCGTGGTGGTGATTTAATTATCATTGACGATCCTCATTCGGAGCAGACTGCGATGAGTGCGCATGGCTTTGAGGATGCGTGGGATTGGTACACTGGTGGTCCTCGGCAGCGATTACAGCCGGGTGGTTCGATAGTTTTGGTACAGACTCGGTGGTCTGAGAAGGACATGACGGGTCAGTTATTGCGAGCGATGGCGAAGGACCCGTTGGCGGATCAGTGGGAGGTTGTTGAGTTACCTGCGATTTTTGATGACGAGACTCCTTGTTGGCCTGAGTACTGGAGTTTGGAGGATTTGTCTGCGGTCCGCGCATCTATACCTCAGAGCAAGTGGAATGCGCAGTATCAGCAGAATCCCACTGGTGAGGAGAATGCTATTATTCCACGGGAGTGGTGGCGCAAGTGGGAAAAGAAGGTTGTTCCGCAGTTAGAGTTTGTTATTCAGAGTTACGACACTGCGTTTAGCAAGCGTGAGACTGCGGATTTTTCTGCTATTACGACGTGGGGTGTGTTTTATCCTAACGAGGGTGGAAGTGGTCCTAATTTAATTTTGTTAGACAGTAAAAAGGGGCGCTGGGATTTTCCTGAGTTAAAAGCTATAGCTTTTGAGGAGTACAAGTTCTGGGACCCTGACACTGTAATTATTGAGGCGAAGGCGAGTGGTTTACCATTGACTCAGGAGCTTAGAAATGTGGGTATACCTGTAGTTAATTTCACGCCTAGTCGTGGTAATGACAAGGTTAGCCGGGTGCATGCGGTAAGTCCCATGTTTGAGGCTGGCATGGTTTGGGCCCCTGACAAGGTTTGGGCAGAAGAGTTAATTGAAGAGGTTGCTGCGTTTCCGAATGGGGAGCATGACGACTTGGTTGACAGCATGACACAGGCATTAATGCGCTATCGGCAGGGTAATTTTGTACAATTACCAACAGATGATTGGCAAGACGAGGAAGTTTCTGCTAAGGTGCTAGCATATTATTGACGGAGGGCCTTATGGCTATTGGCGGATTAATGGATACGAGCAATGTTCCAAGTCAGTTAGACGAGGAAGATTTACTTGCTGAGTTAGAGATTGAGCTACCGGATTCTGGTGCTGATCCTTTTTTAGTTTCTGCGGACCTTGGCGACGATGCTCCGGAGATTGAGATTATTTCTGATGACGACGGCAGTGTGACGGTTGATTTTGATCCGGGTGACATGCGCGGAGATTCTGAGGATTTTTATTCTAACTTGGCTGAAGAGATGCCTGACCGTGAGTTAGGTCGGATTGCGTCTGATTTGCTTGGTGCGTTTGATTCCAACAAGTCTAGTCGTCAGGAGTGGGAAGACACTTACAAGAATGGCTTAGACCTTCTTGGTTTCAACCACGAGGAGCGCACATCTCCGTTCCGCGGTGCGAGTGGCGTGACGCATCCTTTATTGGCCGAGGCTGCCACTCAGTTTCAGGCGCAGGCGTTTAATGAGTTATTGCCTTCTAGTGGTCCTGTTCGAACTGTTGTTTTGGGCAAGGACACTCGTGAGAAGCAGGATCAGGCTCATCGTGTAAAGCAGTTTATGAATTACTACATTACGAATGTCATGGAGGATTACACTCCTGACATGGATCAGATGTTGTTTTATTTACCGTTAGCGGGTTCTACTTTCAAGAAGATTTACTACGACGGCAACTTAGGCCGTGCGGTTAGTAAGTTTGTTCCTGCTGAGAATCTTGTGGTTCCTTACGACACTTCTGATTTGGACACTTGTCCTAACATAACTCAGGTTGTTCGGATGGATTTGAACGATTTGCGCAAGAAGCAGGTTGCGGGTGTTTATTTAGACATTGACGTTATTCCTTCTCAGGGGGAGGTTACGAGTGTTCGCAGTGAGTTGGACCGCATTGATGGTTTTGAGCCTAATCAGATAGATTACGACTGCACTTTGTTGGAGTGCCACGTTGATTTAGACTTGGATGGTTACGAGGATATTGGTGAAGATGGGGAGCCTACGGGCATTAAGGTTCCTTACATTGTTACTATTTCGCAGGATAACAGCGAGATTTTGTCTATTCGCCGTAATTACGAGGAGGATGACGAAAAGAAGAAGAAGATCAGTTATTTTGTGCATTACAAGTTTTTGCCGGGATTTGGGTTTTACGGCCTTGGTTTGATCCACACGATAGGTGGTTTGGCTCGTTCTGCTACTTCTTCTCTTCGCCAGTTGATTGATGCTGGTACGTTGTCGAATCTCCCAGCGGGATTCAAGGCCCGCGGCCTGCGGATCAGGGACGACGACGAGCCGTTACAGCCGGGTGAGTTTAGGG